CAAATGTCTTTGTTATTTCTCACAAAGAGTCTCTCCATGACAAATTTGAAGATGTAACAAGATTTGATAAGGTAAAAGGTTTTTCTCGTATAGTTTCTTAAAGTTGTGTAAATTATTACCTAACTTCATTAAAAAGGAGAAATGTTTGGATTTCCTGACTAGATAGTATAGAATTGAGAAGCAATCCTATGTAACGAAAGTCTCTTTGTTATTTCTCGAATGTATTATTAGGAGACATTATGCACAATCTTATTTCACATAATCAGTTAGCGGGATGGAAGCAAAGCGTTGAACGATTGACTCATACATTAGATCGAACAATGGATGAATCTGATCTATTAAACGATTACTATAACTGTTTAATCGAATGTGATGAGGATCAGTCAACATGTAAACGAGTTTGTAGGAGTATTCTTTCATAGCACACCGTAGACACTACAGAAACTGTCACTGAGGGCCCTCACCGAAAGGTGGGGGTTTAGTATTATAGGTGCATACAAGAGAAAACCACCATGGCAGTCAAACACGAAATCAAATCCCAACTTGCCAAACTGCTTGCCACTGAGGACTTGATCGTGGAGCACAAGAAAGTAAGCACTGCTTGCTTCAACGTTCACACCCGTGTCTTGACTCTTCCTATGTGGGAGAAGGCAAGCAACACCGTCTATGACCTTCTGGTGGGACATGAGGTCGGACATGCTCTCTTCACCCCTGACGAGAACTGGTTGGAGAAAGTTGCTATTCCTCCCCAGTTTGTCAATGTGGTTGAGGATGCACGTATTGAGAAGTTGATGAAACGCAAATATCTGGGACTTGCAAAGACGTTTTTCAAAGGGTATCAAGAACTAAATGACGAGGACTTCTTCTCTATTCATGGTGGGGATGTTGATGATTTTAATCTTGCTGATCGTGCAAATCTATACTTTAAGGTCGGTAATTTTGTAGATATTTCTTTCGATTCCGAAGAAAAGGTTCTTATTCAAAAGATTGCAGAAGTAGAAACTTTCGATGAAGCATTGAAGGTTGCTGAAGAACTGTATTTGTTCTGTAAGAAGGAAAAAGAGGAAGAAAAAGTTGATGATATGCCCCCTCCACCTGAAATGGGTGAAGGTGGAGAATCTAAAACTCCTTCATCTCAGTCCAGTTCTGGTAGCAGCGAAGGTAACTCTGATGGTGAGTCTGGTGAGTCTATGACCCATGAAGAGATGCTTGAGGAAGCACAACGTCGTGAGTCTGTTGGTGCTGATCAAAATGACGAACCTGAGGTTCAGACTGCTGATGCTTTGCAATCAAATCTGCAGGATCTTGTAAATTCAGATTCTCCAGAGAATATCTATGTTGAACTACCTCAGGTAGATCTGAAGAAAATCATTGCTAATAACTCTGAAATCCACGAAGATATTGATTCTTTCTTTTCCATTCAACAAAAGAGTGTCCCTTCTGCTAACATCTACGAACGTGCAGACACGAGATTTGTTGAGTTTAAGCGATCCGCACAGAAGGAAGTAAATTACCTGGTAAAAGAGTTTGAGTGTCGTAAGGCAGCAGACTCCTATGCCCGTGCTACAACCGCCCGTACAGGCGTCCTGGACACTTCTAAACTGCATACCTACAAGTACAATGAAGACCTGTTCAAGAAGGTCTCTGTGATCCCTGACGGTAAGAATCATGGTTTGATTTTTGTGCTTGACTGGAGTGGTTCTATGAGCCGTGTGATGATGGATACTGTTAAGCAACTCTATAATTTGATTTGGTTCTGTAAGAAAGTTTCTATTCCTTTTGAGGTCTATGCTTTCACTAATGAGTGGAAGCGTCCCAAAATTGATTATGAAACTGGGGATGTGATCCAACAAATGGACTTCTCTCTTGCTTATGAGGAGAAAGAGAATCTACTTTCGGTTGGTCATGATTTTGCAATGATGAATATTCTTACCAGTCGTGTGAATGGTAAGCAACTAGAACATCAGATGATCAATATCTGGCGTGTTGCCAACTATTTCTCTGACCAATACATGGTTGGATATGGTATTCCTCCCCGTATGAGTTTGTCTGGTACTCCTTTAAATGAGGCATTTGTTACTCTCCATCAGATTCTTCCTAAGTTCCAGCGTGAGAACAAACTGCAGAAGGTTCAGTGTATTGTTCTGACTGATGGTGAAGCAAATCATCTTACCCGTCACGTTATGGTGCAACGTCACTGGGAAAAGGAACCTTATATGGGTAAGCGTCAAATGGTTGGTGGTTGCACCTTCCTTCGTGATCGTAAGACTGGTAATACCTATCAGGTTCCTTATGGTTGGCACGGTTTCACTGATCTAATGCTTCAGAATCTCCGCGACAACTTCCCTACTGTTAACTTTGTTGGTATTCGTGTTCTTGAGAGCCGTGATGCAAATCACTTTATGAAACTCTATTACGATCAAAACTCCGATGAGTTCCGTAAGATCCAGAATGAGTGGAAGAAGCAGCGTAGTTGTAACATTAAGAACTCTGGGTATCACGCATACTTTGCTATGTCTGCTACATCACTTTCTCAAGATGCTGAGTTTGAGGTTGATGAAGGTGCCACAAAAGCAAAGATTAAGTCTGCTTTCATTAAGTCTCTCAAGACCAAGAAACTAAATAAGAAAGTTCTAGGTGAATTTATCTCTCTGGTAGCATGACAAAAGAAAACTGGAAAGAGATTGCCATCGCATCAGAAAAGGACCCCAAAGTCATTAAAATCCTCCAGGAGGGTCCTAGGTCTTTAGGTCAGGCATACTTACTCCAGGCTATGCGATACAAGTATGGACAGTCTGGAAAGTGAACACTCTGCCCCTGACTCTGCCCCACTCTGCCCTATAATAACTTCAGTTAAACAAAACAACTAATGGGTCTCTCCAAAGAAAGCATCATCAACTGCCTTCGTGAATCTTATGGTGAGTCGGTTACTTCTGCAGAGATCAAGGCATTCTGCAACATGAATGACTTCAACTATCAGACCATCACCAACAAACTGACTGACTATAAAGTTGGTCGTGGTAAGTGGAATCTGGAAGTAACGAAAGAGACTGTAGAAGAACTGGAAACAACTTATAATGGACCTGCAGCACTACCTGCAGTAGAGCAAAACCTTATCCCCACGAAAGATGATTCCTTCGTCCAGTTTGGTAATTTCACAGATATTAAAAAAATTATTAAGTCCCGTGTCTTCTACCCTACGTTTATCACGGGTCTCTCGGGCAATGGTAAAACGTTCTCTGTGGAACAAGCGTGTGCTCAACTCGGACGAGAACTCATCCGAGTCAACATCACGGTAGAGACTGATGAAGATGATCTTATTGGCGGTTTCCGTCTTGTTGGTGGAGAAACCGTTTGGCACAACGGACCCGTCATTGAAGCCTTGCAACGGGGTGCTGTGCTGCTCCTTGACGAAATCGACCTTGCCTCAAACAAAATTCTCTGTCTTCAATCTATTCTCGAAGGAAAGGGAGTTTTCCTCAAGAAGATTGGCAAATGGATTACGCCCGCAGAAGGTTTCCAAGTATTCGCAACCGCCAACACCAAAGGCAAAGGTTCCGACGACGGACGATTCATCGGAACTAACGTGCTCAACGAAGCATTCCTTGAACGGTTCCCTGTAACCTTTGAGCAAGAGTATCCCACGACTGCAATTGAACAGAAGATCCTTGGTAAGATCTGTACGGATGAAGAGTTTTGCAAACGTCTTGCTGATTGGGCAGACATCATCCGTAAGACCTTCTACGATGGTGGTATCGAAGAGATCATCAGCACTCGTCGTCTGGTTCATATTGTGAAGGCATACAGCATCTTCAACGACAAGGCAAAGGCAATCCAAGTTTGTGTGAATCGTTTTGATGATGAAACCAAGCAGGCATTCCTGGAACTGTATGATAAGGTTGATGCTGATTTCGTGATGCCCGTTGACGAGGAGACACAATCCTGATATAATTATGGCAAACTCATGGTCCTTTCTATTTGATGATTTAAATATGACTAATCAAGACTATTGGGAAGACGACGGATTTAGTATCGTAGGTAATCCTGGCACTGCATCTCCTGATATTATTAACTTCGGAGCAGCTGCCCAAGACACACTAAGTCTCTATGGAGCATCTAGTTCAGATACTATTTCTTTTGATGTGAACATTCCTGAAACTAAAAACAATAAGTACAAATATAGTGAGGATGTAATTCTCAAAGAACTGACCGATTATATTGCTGGTACATACAACCAGCATTATTCTGCTGGTGATGATAAAATTCAAACACTTGATTTGATTGAAGCATGTGGTGATGGTGAATCCTTCTGCCGCAGCAATATCCTCAAGTATGCCTCTCGATATGATAAGAAAGGCACTGCACGTCGTGACATTATGAAGATTTTGCATTATGCTGTTCTTCTGATGCATTTCAACGACAAGAATGCACAACGTGAAACTTACCCCCAGTGAAACTGAGACCTTCCAATACTATGAAACTGTCCGATAAAACTATCTCTGTCCTGAAGAATTTCTCTTCTATTAATCAGTCTATCCTGTTCAAAGAGGGTAGTAAACTTCGCACTATTAGTGTGATGAAGAACATCCTTGCAGAGGCAACTATTACTGAAGAATTCATGAAAGACTTCGGTATTTACGATCTCAACCAGTTTCTTAATGGTCTGAGTTTGCACCAGAGTCCTGAACTTGATTTCAAGAATGATGGTTATGTTGTCATTCGTGAAGGTAAGTCTCGTTCAAAGTATTTCTTTGCTGATCCTAATGTGATCGTGACTCCTCCTGAAAAGGACATCACTCTTCCTTCTGAAGATGTTTGTTTTGAAGTGAGCACCGATCAACTTGAGAAACTTCTTAAGGCATCTGCTGTTTATCAACTGCCTGACCTGTCTGCTGTTGGTGAGAATGGTGTTATCAAACTGGTCGTTCGTGACAAGAAGAACGACACATCCAACGATTATGCTGTTGTTGTTGGTGAGACCGATAAAGAGTTCTCTTTCAACTTCAAGGTAGAAAACATCAAAGTTCTCCCTGGAACTTATGAGGTGGTGGTGTCTCAGAAACTTCTCTCTCGTTTCACTTCTAAGAACCATGACCTCACTTACTACATCGCACTCGAACCCGACTCCACCTTCGGGTAAGAAGGATTATCAAGGTCCCCTCTATGCACCATGGTGGAAAGTTGAAGAGGGGAAACGTAAATTTCGTGAATGGCTTAAAAAACAACAGTGAAACACATCCTTTTTACCCTTCGGGGTTGTCCGTTTGAACTCCTTGATGATGAAGAGTTCATTCGGATGCTTTTGTATAGAGCAACAAAAGAATGTAAATCTACTCTACTCAACCTGGCAGTACATAAGTTTGACCCTCAAGGGGTTACTAGTATTGCTATGCTTGCGGAGAGTCATATTTCCATTCATACTTGGCCTGAGAAAGGCATGGCAGTTTGCGATGTCTTTACCTGTGGTGATACTGCAGAACCTCAAAATGGTGTAGAATATATGAAAGAACAATTGAAGGCAACTGATATTGTGTCTAATGAATTTGTTCGTCCTTTGGAATGATTATGCGTGATGAATTTCTCTGGGTTGAAAAATATCGACCCAAAACTATTGAAGAATGTATTTTACCAAGTAATATTAAGAAGACCTTTCAGGACTTCCTAGATAAAGGTGAAGTACCTAATCTTCTCCTGGCAGGACCTGCTGGGTGTGGAAAGACTACTGTAGCAAAAGCACTATGTAATGAATTGGGGGTAGATGTTTATGTCATCAATGGATCCGATGAAGGACGATTCTTGGATACTGTCCGAAACACTGCGAAGAACTTCGCTTCGACCGTCTCACTTTCTTCTTCTGCAAAACACAAAGTCATCATCATTGATGAGGCAGATAACACAACCAATGATGTTCAACTCCTCCTACGGGCGTTTACTGAGGAGTTTAGTGGCAACTGCAGGTTCATCTTCACCTGCAACTTCAAAAACAAAATCATTGAACCCCTCCACTCCCGATGCGCCTGTATTGATTTTTCAACCAATTCCAAAAGCAAACCCCAACTCGCAGCAGCATTCTTCAAACGCATCCAAGAGATCCTGGCTGCGGAAAGTGTTGAATATGATCAGAAAGTCCTCGTAGAACTGATCAACAAACACTTCCCTGATTGGAGACGTGTTCTGAATGAGTGTCAACGTTACTCTGCTGGTGGTAAGATTGACTCTGGCATTCTTGCAACCTTTAGTGATGTAAAAGTAAATGACTTGGTTAAGAAACTTAAAGAGAAAGATTTTCCCGAAGTACGTAAATGGGTCGTCAATAACCTGGATAACGATACTTCTGTTCTACTGCGTCGTATTTACGATGCTTGCTATGATTCCATGGTTCCGAATAGTATCCCTGCTGCTGTGCTTACTCTGGCTAAGTATCAGTATCAAATGGCATTTGTTGCGGATCAAGAGATAAATATGCTTGCTTGTCTAACCGAAATTATGGTGGAGTGTGAATTCAAATGATTGATGTAAAACTTATTCGTATCGTGACTGGTGAAGAAATCATCGCAGAGGTTGTCTCTGAAGATGAGAATACCATCACTGTTAAAAATGGTCTGGTAGTCCTGCCCAATGCAACTGGTGTGGGATTTGCTCAGTGGGCAACTGTGATTGACCCTGAAAATCCAGAGGTTACAATGAAACAACAGCATGTTGTATATGTTGTTGCCGTACAAGAAGATGTTGCCAAGAAATACAATGAAATGTTTGGTAGCAAATTAGTGACACCTTCTAGTAAGAAATTGATTGTATGAAGTACCCTAGACAAAAGAAATCCAGAATGTATTACTATTTCTGGAGTGTAATGACTATTACTGTCTTCCTTGGTCAACTGTATGTTGGCACTGGATATCGTCTTTTGCATAGTAGTATGCAAGAATTACTTGATAAAGTTGATGGAGTGCTTCTCCATTCAACACCTAATAATGAACGCAATTATCTCTGATGAAAATACTCCACCCCTAAATAGTAGTGGAGTATTTTAAGGATTATGGCTAGAGGAACTATCTACGAACATAGAGAACCAACAGAAGTAGAACTTGCTTGGTTGTCTGGAATATGGGAGGGAGAAGGTTCCTGGGTTCATAAGAAAGGTAGAACACGAACTTATCCAAACGGAAAAGTTTATACTGAAAAACCTCATTTACGAATGACACTTCAGATGACTGATGAAGATGTAATGGAAAGAGTGTCTGCTATAATGGATGGTAGGAAAATCACTCACACTGATGGAGGTCCAGTTCATAAAGCATCGGGTCTTAAACCAATATATCATCTTTCTCTACAAGGTGATGCTGCAACAAGATGGACTGAACTAATGAAACCTTTTCTTGGTGAAAGACGCCGAGAAAAATATCAATTTATTATGGAGCAATTGAATGAGTATCAAATCTCTTAAAACGCCGTTAAGGTATCCCGGTGGCAAATCAAAAGCCATCAAAACTCTGTCTGCTTGGTATCCCAAAGTAATCTCAGAGTATCGTGAGCCCTTTATTGGTGGGGGTTCTATTGCTATTGATGTGACCAAATCCAATCCTGACATCCCCGTCTGGATTAATGACCTGTATGTGCCCCTATACAACTTCTGGGTACAACTGCGGGATCGTGGTCAAGACCTCTCTGAGAGTGTCAGAGAGCAGAAAGAGAAGATGCTTGAGAGTGGCACCCAAGAAGAGAAGGACAAGTTTGCCAGGACACTGTTTGATCAGTATGCTGCTGAGATTGATACTTATGATGATTTCCAGAAGGCAGTTGCTTTCTTCATCATGAATAAGTGTAGTTTCTCTGGTCTGACAGAGAACAGTTCTTTCTCCCGTACTGCTGCTAACTCCAACTTCTCTCTGGTTGGTGCTGATAAACTCAAGCAGTTCTCTGAACTTATCAAGAATTGGAAGATTACTAATATTGATTACTCTGAAGTGATGAATGCTGATGGTCCAGAGAATACATTTGTATTTCTTGATCCTCCTTATGACATCAAAGATTTCTTGTATGGAAAGAATCGTGAGATGCATAAATCATTTGATCATGATGTGTTTGCAGAGAATGTATATAAGTGCCCTCATAAGTTCATGATTACATATAATGTGAATGAACGACTTGAGGAACTATATAAGCAGTATGAGTTGACCTACTGGAAGTTGCGTTACTCTATGGCACATCGTGGTGACAAAGGCACTGACGATAATGTGAAGACGGAACTTTTGGTCACTAACTATTCCCTTACTCCTAAGACACCACTGGAGGAGCAATGGAACTGAAAGATTGGTTGAACTCAATAAACTTTAATAAGGAAAACCTTATTAAAGAAAACCCCGATATCGTTAAACAATATCCTCCATATATTATCAATCGTTGTCTATCTGGACATTTGGATTGTGTGATGTTTGCTAATGAAATGAATAAGCATCATTTCCTAGAAAAAGATATGCAATATTCTTTTTATCTAAATACTTTGAGGAAAAAGAAGAGATTCTCTCCCTGGCTCCGAAAGGATAAAGTCACGGACCTAGAATGTATCAAAAAGTATTATGGATACAGTAATGAAAAAGCATCTCAAGCTTTAAAAATCCTGACACAAGAACAAATCAACTTTATTAAACAACGACTTGACACTGGAGGAATGAAATGAGTACTACGGTAGAACCTACGGTACAGTGGTCTCAGGATCAAATGGTAGAAGTAGTTCTGAATGAACCAGATGACTTTTTGAAGGTACGTGAAACACTAACTCGTATTGGAGTCGCATCACGTAAAGAGAAGAAACTCTATCAATCATGCCACATCCTGCACAAGCAGGGACGATATTTTATTGTTCACTTTAAGGAACTGTTTGCTCTGGATGGTAAACATGCCAATCTGACTATCAATGATGTTCAGAGACGCAATCGTATTGCTAAACTGCTTGCGGACTGGGGACTTATTACGATTGTCAAAGAAGACTCTGTGATGGACATTGCTCCTCTGAACCAAATCAAAGTCTTGGCATATAAGGATAAGGCAGACTGGGTTCTGGAGCAGAAATATAATATCGGAAAGAAAGGAAAGACTCAGGAAACCGAATAAATAAATCTGCGATCTTTCGTGCGGTCGCTTCAAAAGTCGGAAACCCGAACCCCAGGACGTGCTTGACACTCCTGGGGTTTTCTTTTATAATAGGTTCAAGTCAGACAAACGAGAGTGACCTCTGACCCAAAAGCAAACTGCTATCTAATTATGTCTAATTTTCGTAAACTGCCAACAGCATCTTCTTGTCCTGATGTTGATTGGTTTAAGGACCTTTCTCTTCCTGAGGGACGGACCTTTGTATGTACTGGTCGTAAAAAGATCAAACTTGATCAAATTGAACGAACTAATGCTGAAGGGCAAGTCGTAAACATTGCGCGTGAGCTTGGAACGAATAAAGAAAACGTTCAAGACTTGGCCAATAATATCAAGATCAATGGTGTTCTTCTTGATGCTCAACCTCCGTTTGTGGGAACTAATTCTCAACTCTTTGATGGATTTACTCGTACTGAGGGAATCATCGGTATGGGTTTGGAGTATTGGGTATTCAACGTTGTAGAACCGAAGGAAGGTTTTACCTGGAGTGATGTGTGGGATGAGATTGGTCTTGGTGCCAATAACCATCCACCCAGTAAGTCTGCCACTCGTGGAGATTTTACTAAAGCACTTGCACGTTGGGTTGCAACTCAAGAGCAAGAACCTACTCAGGGACAATGTGTTGATTGGATTAATAACATCCCACATTCTTTCTCTCAAGAGATTGTCACTAATATTGCTCAAAAGGTATTGAAAACTCAACGTGCTTCTAATACAGTTGAATCTTTTGATGCTAAATCTGTTACTGCAAAAGTTAAGCAAAAACTTAATCTTACAAATCGTTCAGAAGTTATTCCTTTCAATTTGAGTGGGAATAATACATATCTTAAGAGAGCTGCATTTGATGTACTTGAATGTATTGCTAATCCTAAGAAGAGTGAACGAGTTGGTGTTGGATTTGTCAAGGATATTCCTGCGGAGGAAATCAGCACAGTTCGTGAAGAAGGTTTGAAGAGTATTGAGAAGATCAATGATCTGTTTGAAGCAGCATTTCAAGTTCGTATGAAACGTGGTGATGACTTTAAACTCCTTGATATTAAGTATATGATGCCTCAAGTAATTGATGTTGAGACATCTTTGATTCGTGTTGAGAAAACCGACTAAAAAATTACGGGGTTCACTACCCCGTTTTTTTATGTTCTATGCTATAAATATATCGGATGCCTTCGGGGTCCACACAATCTAATCTCGCTTTAAAAGGAGAAGTACAATGAACAACTTAGCAAAGTATAACGCCGCTAACTTGGATCAACTGTTAGACCGTATAAATAGAAACAGTATTGGTATGGATGAATATTTTCATCGTTTGTTTTCGCTGCATGAAACAACGACAAACTATCCTCCATACAATTTAGTTCAAGTCTCAAATGTAGAATCTCGACTTGAACTTGCACTCGCAGGGTTTAAGAAGAAGCAGGTAAATGTCTACACACAAGACGGAAAACTCTTTGTCGAAGGACAACGAGAAGATGGAGAAACTGGAACCGAATACATCCATAGAGGAGTGGCTCAACGATCATTCACAAGATCTTGGACACTGGCAGAGGATACGGAAGTTAGATCAGTTGAATTTGAGGATGGGTTACTATCGATAGTCCTTGGCAGGATTGTTCCACAACATCATCAAAGGAAAGATTGGTTCTAAATACTATTGAATATCGTCGCCGCAGAGGGGCAACTGGCACAATCCAGTTGACGCCCCTCTTTTTTATTGCTAGAATACAGATGAGGAAATACTGAGTTATGACTATTAAACTTTTGCTTTTGAAGTCTGGTGAAGACATGATTGCCGACATCACTGAGATGGCATATGGTGAAGGTGAAAACCGACGAGTTGTTGGTTATTATCTAAATAAACCTTGTGTGATTAAGATGCGTGACCCTAACATGCTTGAAGATCAGAGTGAGGGTAGGGGACGTAAAGCTGGATTTGAAGTGTCTTTGTTCCCGTGGATGCCTTTGTCTGCGGAAGAGAATATTCCTATTCCTGCCGATTGGGTTGTAACAATGGTAGAACCCACTATTAAACTAAAAGAAATGTATGTTGAGGACATTGTAAAACAATATGGAAAAAATAATCAAAGCAATAGTTCTGACGAACAAGCAAGTTCTAGTGAGTCAGATTGATGAAGTTGGTGCTGATGTTGGTGAACCAGATTGCAAACTGACCAATCCTTATATGTTGAAGGATGATGGTACAATGGAACCCTGGTTGCTCAGTGTCTCTCGTCAAGACGTTTTTATGATCAGTTCTGATAAGATCCTAACCCTTACAGAACCAATGCCCACCCTAGTTGAAAAGTACGAAGAGTTAACTAAGTAATGCGTTTCTACACTAATGTTCAGTTGATTGGTAATCAGTTCCTCGTTCGGGGAGTTGAGAATGGTAGAAGGTATGAACACAGAGATGAGTTCTTTCCTACTCTGTATGTGAAATCTAAAAGAGATTCAAAGTATCGGACATTAAGTGGAGAACCTGTAGAAGAAGTGCATCCTGGTACAGTTCGGGATTGTCGTGAGTTCTATAAGAAGTATGATGAGGTTGATGGATTTGCTATCTACGGTAATGATCGTTATATCTATCAATACATCTCAGAAAAGTATCCTGAAGATGAAATCAAGTTTGATATCAGTCAAATCAAACTAGTAACTCTTGATATTGAGACAACTGCTGAGTATGGATTTCCTGATGTAGAGTCTGCACAGGAAGAGATTCTTGCGATTACAATTCAGGATTATACTACCAAGGATATTATTACTTGGGGAGTCAAACCCTTTATTAATAAGCAGAAGAATGTTACCTATCATTATTGCCCCTCGGAGCAAGAACTTCTAAATCACTTCATCAACTATTGGATGCAGGATGTTCCTGATGTGGTGACTGGATGGAATGTTCAGTTGTTTGACATTCCGTATATCTGCAAACGACTCAATCGTGTATTGGGTGAGAAGTTGATGAAGAGACTATCTCCTTGGGGTCTTGTCACGGAGAACAAGATTTTTGTTAAAGGTAGAGAACAACTCAGTTATGATGTTGGTGGACTCACGCAACTTGATTATCTTGACTTGTATAAGAAGTTTACATACAAGGCACAAGAATCATACCGTCTTGACTACATAGCTGAGGTGGAGTTAGGTCAAAAGAAACTAGACCACTCTGAATTTGATACTTTTAAAGATTTCTATACTAAAGGTTGGCAGAAGTTTATTGAATATAACATCGTTGACGTAGAACTTGTTGACCGTTTGGAAGACAAGATGAAACTGATCGAACTTGCATTGACTATGGCATATGATGCCAAAGTCAACTATGCAGATGTGTTCTATCAGGTCCGTATGTGGGACAATATCATCTACAATTATCTGAAGAAACGGGATATTGTTATCCCTCCCAAGATTAGGTCTGACAAAAACGAAAAGTACGCAGGTGCTTATGTCAAAGAACCGATTCCAGGAAAGTATGATTGGGTTGTCAGTTTTGACCTTAACTCTCTCTACCCTCATCTTATTATGCAGTATAATATCTCCCCAGAGACGCTTCTGGAGGAGAGACATCCCACAGCTACGGTTGATAGAATCCTTAAGGAAGAAATAAACTTCGAGTTGTATAAGGATAATGCGGTGTGTGCCAACGGTGCTATGTACCGCAAGGATGTTCGTGGGTTTCTACCAGAACTTATGGATAAGATGTATGGTGACCGTGTAATCTTCAAGAAACGAATGCTTCAGGCAAAGCAGCAATATGAAAAGACTCCTACTAAGGCACTGGAGAAAGAGATCGCCCGTTGTAACAATATCCAGATGGCTAAGAAGATCTCACTCAACTCTGCTTATGGTGCTATCGGTAATCAGTATTTTAGGTACTATAAACTGGCCAATGCGGAGGCGATTACGCTTTCTGGTCAAGTCTCTATCCGTTGGATTGAGCAGAAGATGAATGATTATCTAAATAAACTGTTGTCTACAACCGAAGAGGATTATGTTATCGCATCAGACACTGATTCGATATATCTTAATCTCGGACCTCTTGTTGATAAATTTTTTGGTCACAAGTCTGGTGATAAAACTGCAGTTGTGGAATTACTTGATAAGATCTGCCAAGACAAACTGGAACCGTATATCGATACGTGCTACCAGAACTTGGCGACGTATGTTTCGGCATACGACCAAAAAATGCAAATGAAACGTGAGAACATTGCTGATCGTGGAATCTGGACTGCAAAGAAAAGATATATCCTAAATGTGTGGAACAGTGAGGGTGTTGCTTATGCAGAACCTAAACTCAAAGTCATGGGTATTGAGTCGGTAAAATCATCAACTCCAGCACCTTGTCGTAAAATGCTCAAGGATGCGTTTCAGATTCTCATGACTGGAACTGAAGATGATATGATTGCATTTATTGATAAGAGTCGTGAGGAGTTTAAGAAACTTCCACCAGAACAAGTATCATTTCCTCGTTCTGCTTCTGATGTTGTAAAGTATAAATCCTCCTCTGACATTTATATTAAAGGAACTCCCATTCATATTCGTGGAGCACTACTGTTTAATCACTATATTAAAGAAAAGAAACTTACTAACAAGTATTCTTTGATTCAAAATGGTGAGAAGATTAAGTTCTGCTATCTGAAGAAACCAAATATTATTCATGAGAATATCATCTCATTCATTCAGGACTTTCCAAGGGAACTCAATCTTGACAAGTATGTAGACTATGACCTACAATTTGAAAAGTCCTTTGTAGAACCCCTGAAAGCAATCCTTGATGCTATCGGCTGGAATGTCGAAAAAACTGTAAACCTAGAACTATTTTTCTCCTAATGGACCTGCCTATCAACGATAAAGAACTTGCTACTATTGTCAGTGCATTGCGACTTGGTGGGGACACTTCTCTCTATCAAAAACTGAATAAGATTAAAGATATTCGTGATAAGAACCCTGGTGGTCCTTACAAAAAAATTGCCCGTGAAGAATTTGGATTTGTAATTTAATGGATTTTTTAAAAGAAATTGTAAAAGAAATCGGTGATGACTACACCAAACTCGCAAGAGACATCGATGACACAGAAAAATACGTGGACACAGGTTCGTACATTTTTAACGGACTTGTTTCAGGGTCTATATTTGGTGGTGTATCTGGGAATAAGATTACTGCCATTGCTGGTGAGTCTAGCACTGGAAAAACTTTCTTCAGTCTTGCTGTCGTCAAGAACTTCCTTGATGCTAACCCTGACGGTTATTGTCTATATTTTGACACTGAAGCCGCTGTTAACAAGGGTCTTATCGCAAGTCGTGGGATCGACCTAGAGCGACTGGTTGTTGTCAATGTTGTTACAATTGAAGAGTTTAGGACTAAAGCACTGAAGGCAGTAGATATATACCTTAAGAAACCAGAAGACGAACGCAGACCTTGTATGTTTGTGTTAGACTCTCTGGGTATGCTTTCCACAGAGAAAGAGATTACTGACGCACTGAACGACAAACAAGTTCGTGACATGACCAAATCACAATTGGTCAAAGGTGCATTCAGAATGCTGACTCTGAAACTGGGACAAGCAAACATTCCTATGATCGTTACGAATCATACCTACGATGTCATTGGCGCTTATGTACCTACAAAGGAAATGGGAGGAGGTAGTGGACTCAAGTACGCTGCATCTTCAATCATATATCTCAGCAAAAAGAAAGAAAAGGATGGAACAGAAGTCGTCGGAAATCTTATCAAGGCAAAGACTGCTAAGTCGCGTCTGAGTAAGGAGAACAAAGATGTTACGGTGCGTCTTTATTACGATGAGCGTGGTCTTGATCGATATTATGGTCTATTGGAGTTGGGCGAACTCGGTGGTCTCTGGAAAAACGTGGCAGGTCGTTATGAGATAGATGGTAAGAAAGTCTATGCCAAGGCAATCTACAAAGATCCAGAGCAATACTTCACTCCTGAAGTAATGGAGAAACTGGATGCTATAGCCAAAGAGGAGTTTAGCTACGGTTCATGATTAAGGTTCTCAAGACTGGAATCAACGTAAACAAAGTCGTAGACCAACTTAAGAAATATCCACAGGACTGGGACCATCAGAAAAATCTGAAGGACTCCCAGTCCTTAGTTGATAGAGGATTTGCTGACTTGCCAGTTAGCGCATTACAACTTATAATAGGTGGGGTCAAACACGAAGACGATTTCGTGGGAGATTCTGAGATCAACATCAAAACACCTGCCTACTCCCATCACAGTGAGATCCGAAAGATCATACGCAAACAGTTTAAGAATGCGGATATTCATCGGTGCGGTTTTCTTTCTCTCCCTGTTGATGGATATGTAGGAGCACATATTGACGAGGGTACTTATTATCTGAGCAGAAACAGATATCACCTTTCTATACTTGGAAGGTATCAATATTTCTGCGGCAAAGAAACTGTCATTGTT